ATGAGCTAATATTTTTAGTTTTTCACCATCGTAGGAGTTGTCCCCTGTGTTTTTCCAGTCAATGGTGGTATCAAGGCCTTCCAATTCTGAGGCGGTTTGATTGGTGTCAAGTTTCTTTCTGGTGAGCTTGGAGGCTGGGACTCTATAGGCAAGTTCGGTTTTCGGTCTGTCCATACCGTCCTGGATGGGTTTGAAAAAGAAGGGATAGTTGAGCGATATCGGTACGACCTTGTCGGTAAACATCTTCTTAGCATCTGACCCAGTTTTTGACAATATTCCGTAACGTGAGTCACGTGAGGTGGTAGCTGAATGCACGAGTTCTGATGAGGACATAAATGAAAAGCCTGATCGTCTGTTCTTAAGATAACACATCCCATATGATCTTGCATCTGCCTTACAAGCTTCCCAGAATATATAGAATAATCTATTTGATTCTCTAAAGTTTGGCTGCCCAACATCAATCTTCGTCCAGCACAAGTACATGTAGTGAGAACCAGTAATATAAGTAGAAACACCTTTGTTATTAAACCAAAAACCTTTTTCTCTTCTTTCAAATTCTGTGTCAATATAGTCATACCATTTTTCTTTAAAATTATCAGGATATTTTTCCCATTCAAATACATTTTTAATTCTACTTAATTCTTTAGGAAAATTTAATTTATCCCAATAATCTTTTTCAAAATTATAAACATTTTGTTTTTTAGGCAAAGCTATTTTTAAATTTTGTATTTCATATACTTCATCAATAGTGCCGTCTTTAGAAATAATAATTATGTCAAATTCTTTATTATATCCATACTCCCATTTCTTATATTTATTATAAGACTTTAATACCTTTTCAGGTATAATGTTATCTAGTATTTTATATAAAGTTTGTTTGTACATTATTTTGATCTTCCTTCAGCAAACCCTTTAAATAAGGAGGCTTTAGTATCTATATTATTTTTATCAATCATACTGTTTTCTTCTTCAATTTTTGTCAGTATTTCAAAAGCATCAAATATTGCTAATTTCTTAGAAGCTGCTGCATTTTTTAATCTATCTGCTGCTATATCAGGAGCTAATCCATCTAACTCTTTTTTTAAAATACCTTCATTAGCAACTTTAATAAGTTCTTTTACAGCTTTTTTACCTGCCTTTATTATTTCTAATTTTAACTCAGTATTATTCATAAAACCATTGTTACATTAGTGTCAAAAATTCTATATAATTTTTCTCCATCAACTATAAACTCATATTCACTATTTGGTTGAAAAGAAACTTTATCACCTTTATTAATACCTTTACTAATTAAGTATTCATTAGGATACTTAACTAAGCCCATTAATGGTTCTTCTTCTTCGTGACTTTTAATATAATGATTGTTATTTTTTTTTATAGGTTGTATCATACAGTATTTAGAATGACATTTCCATTCTTCCTCCTGTTTATACATAAAAAATTGATCGTAATCAATAAAAAACAAGTTGTCTTTAAAAAAGCTTTTTCCGCTTCTTTCTTTACCTTTCATGTCATTATAATATTTAAAAACATTATGATGTACTAAAAGTGTGTCTCCTATTTTAATAGGGCCAGGATAGTTAATAGGTGTCTCAACAACTATTCCATATCTATTTGACGAGGTATGATCTTCTTTAGATGTACTTGTTATAAAGTTAACATTTCCAATCTTCTTAGTGTTATCATACCTTTTATTGTTGCTTGGTTTTACAATAAAAGAAAAAGGTGATTTCATTCAAAATTTATATTATATTCAATTGATACTGGCATATTAGAATTAAATTCTTTCCAAAGGAAAACTTCCCCTGTTTTGTTTTCAATCCATATTTTTATAGAATTATTTTCTTCAATATGCTTTATCAAATGTATACAATAATTTCCATTTAAAATCTCTTGATTCATAATGTAATGCATAGCACTAGATTTATAGTCTGCTCCGACTGATATTTTTCTTATATCCATTCTATTAAATTTTTACTTTAAAAATCAGATGTTTATTAATAATGGATCTTTTTTGTAAAGTCTATTTTCTTTTATTTTAAATTTTTCACTCATGTGAAACAAACCATCTTTTTTCCATTTACCATTCCATTGTTGTGAATGATTAGAAGGTTTATCATATGCCTTAGCAAACTTCCAAACTCTTGATTTGTCACCTTTTATTTTTTTTAAAGATTTAACCCAGTACATATCAAAAGGGCCTATTGCTCTAGCTTTATTTAAAAGTATTGGTAGTTTATCAGTTTTTTTGCCTGTAACACATATATCAATATCTGTTGTCTTCCATCCTTGTAAAACACCTCCTACCAAGTAAAGTTTATAATGCAACCAATCTAACTTTAAAATTTCTGTAATATATTTTTTATATAATACATCATCTGTACTAGTCATAAAAGGAATAAACATAGCTGCACCGTTAACATTTTTAATAGCACCATCTGTTTCTATGTTATAATCATTGTTATCAAAAAATGTTTTCATTACCTAACAGTTTCTAATAATCCGTTTTTAAATGTATACGTTGTTTTACCTATTGTGAAATTAGTTGATGCACCGCTTACTGAAGCATCACTTCCTGCTGCTCCTGTTGCACCTGCGCTTCCTGTAGAACCTGTTGCACCTCTTGCTCCTGGACTACCATTCGTACCATTTGTTCCTGCTGCTCCTGTTGCTCCTTTAATTCCTTGAATACCTTGACCACCTGTTGCACCTGCTGCTCCTGTATCTCCTTTAGCACCTGCGCTTCCTTGAATACCTTGAATACCTTGGTCACCTTTCGCACCTGCTGCTCCTGTATCTCCTTTAGCACCTGCGCTTCCTGTTGCTCCTGTATCTCCTTTAGTTCCGTTTGTTCCTGCAGCTCCTGTGAGTCCTCTAATACCCTGAATACCTTGTCCTCCTGTTGCACCTGCTGCTCCTGTATCTCCTTTAGCACCTGCGCTTCCTGTTGCTCCTTTAGCACCTGGACTACCATTCGTACCGTTAGTACCTGCTGCACCTGTATTTCCTTTTAATCCTTGAATTCCCTGACTTCCTGTATTTCCTTTTAATCCTTGAATTCCCTGACTTCCTGTTGCTCCTTTAGCACCTGGACTACCATTCGTGCCATTTGTTCCTGCAGATCCTGTATCTCCTTTAGGGCCTTGTCCTCCTGTTGCACCTGCGCTTCCAGTTGCACCTTTAGCACCTGCGCTTCCTGTAGAACCTGTTGCACCTCTTGCTCCTTGAGATGCAGCTGCAGATGAATCTCTACCAAAAGCGTTTATTATAAATCCATGTAATTCTTCTACGTCACTTCTTAAATCTTCTATCTGTTTTACTAAAAATTTATTAACTTGAAATAAATTATCATCATTAAAAATAGAACTAATATCATCTAAGCTAGCTAATTGATCTGATATTTCTTTAGATACTGTTATTTCACCATCTGAACCTTTAGATGCAAAACTCCCTGATGTGCCTTCTTTAAATAATTTTTTACCTCTTATGTTATTATTTATACTTGCCATAATTAAACATTGTTTATTTCTATTATTACAGAAAAAGCAACTCCTCTCCAGTACACACTGGATGCGCTTTTTTGATATGAAAAAGTAAATCTATCACCTTTATTAAAACCAGTAGTAGATAAACTTGAACCAGTCGGAGCGTATTCTATATAACTACCATCATTAGTCCCATTACTCGGTGTTAGTTCTCCTGATGTTGCACTAGAAGAACCGTTTTTTGTTATTCTAAGTTGTGTAGTAAAACTAGAACTCATACTTCCATATACATGTTGCATTAAAACTTTTTTAATTACACCACCAGTCGGAGCAGCCCAATGTACATAGTATTGAGAAGATGTGGTATCATTTGTTGAATTAAAAGGTGCAAAAATATAAGCAGTGGTAGATAAGTCATCTGAAAAATTACTGTTTAAAACAAATTGGTTTTTATTAACACCTAAAGCAACTTTAGTGTCTGCTAAACTAATCCTAACACTTTCATCTTCGCCAGAAACTACAACAAAATCTTTTATCTCTGGATCATCTCCATCAATGTCATTTAACTCGTTAAGATCCACACCTAATGATACCGTTCCAGACGTTCCTCCACCACTTAAGCCTGTGCCTGCTGTTACACCAGTTATATCTCCTACGTTAGTTGTATAACCTGCTCCGTTAGTTAATTGGTTGTTATTTGTAATATAATTAGCATTAGTTGCGCCTGTATAACCCAAGTTAGCTAATGTCATTGTTCTAGTAACAAATGAAGTTATAACACCTTGTGTTAAATTCACACTGCTTAAAACCGCACCGCCTGCACTAATACCAATGTTAGTTGATGTTCCTATAGTGGTATTACCTGAACTAGTTACATAACCAGCACCGTTTGTAATAGCATTATTATTTAAAGATATATTTGCTGATCCATTAAAAATTACACCAGCAATTGTTCTAGCACTTTGCAATACAGTGGCAGAACCTGCATTACCTGTTATTGTTGTCTGAACAATATTAGGTTTTGTGTTAGTTATAGTCAACGTACCACCACTTGTAGTAGAAGTAAGTTCAGATTGTATACCATTACCTTGTGCAAACGTAACAGTTTCTCCATTTGTTACTGTGCTTACTTCAGTACCATTACCTTCTTTTAAAATCCAAGAAGACATAGACCCTCCTGATGATGTTACATATCCAGCACCATTAGTTAACTGGTTGTTATTAGTAATATAATTTGCATTTGTAGCACCTGTATAACCAAGCGTAAGTAATGTAGTTGTAGCAGACGATAGACCTGTAACGTGACCAAACCCATCTAATGTTATATCTTGTATATATGTATTACCTGAATTATTTACAGAACTTTGACTTGATGTGTCTGCATGTGATAAAGTTCCTGTTGAAGTTATTGTTCCTCCTGTTAATCCACTTCCTGTAGCTACAGATGTTACACCTTGTCCATCATTAGTAGCGTTAATGGTTATTGTATCACCAGACCTAACCGTAGTAATATTAGTACCTGCGGCAATAGTTAACGTATCATTGTTACTATTTGCTGTAGCCGTTCCACCTGAGCTTGCTGTAAAATTCTTAAATATAGCCTGTGATGAACCTCTGTCAGTATTTGTTAAAGTAGAGCTTGAATTACCAGATTGATTAGCAGTCATTGACCCAGAACCTGATAAACCTGTGCTTCCTGATACAGTAAACGTACCATTACCTACTGAAGGTATAGAAGATGAGGTAATGTAACCTGCTCCGTTAGTTAGTTGATTATTGTTTGTTGCTATTGTAGTGCTATTAAACGCATTAGAACCAAACGTATATGCTTGGTTTGCTGCACCTAATACACTATATGTAAGTGTATTGCCTGATTTACTTATGCCATTAAGATAAAAGTTATCATTATTATCATTTGGATTAAACGTAATTGTATCTGTACTAGCATTAGTTGTAATAGTCATTCCGCCACTTGCAACAAGAGTAAGTGTGTCGTTATTATTATCAGCCACTACTGTTGACTGTCCTGATACAGCTACATTTTTAAATATACTTTGTGATGAACCTCTATCTGTATTAGTTAGAGTTCCAGTACTTGTAATAGTACCTCCAGATAAACCTGTGCTTGTTGCTATTGATGTTACACCTGAACTACTTGATGTTCCTGCGCCAATCAATGAGCGTACCTCAGCTGCTGTAATTCCACTATTTAAACTTGGTGTTGAGCCATTAGATAAAATTGCAGGTGTACCTGTATCATTAACAACTCCTAAATTTGTTCTTGCACCTGCTGCAGAACTTGACCCTGTACCTCCGTTAGCAACTGATAAATCTGTACCTGACCAATTACCGTTGTTAATAACAACTGATCCACCTAAAGTAATAGTACCTGTAGAAGTTATTGTCCCTCCACTTAAGGTTAATCCATTTACACTACCACTTGTAGCAACAGACGTAACACCTGCACTAGAGCTTGTACCTGCTCCAATAAGACTTCTTACTTCTGCAGCACTTATACCTGAATTTAATGATGGTGTTGACCCATTTGATAATATAGCAGGTACGCCCTGTAAAGATGCAGAAGTTATATATCCTGCCCCATTTGTAAGTTGATTGTTATTTGTTGCTATTGTAGTGCTATTAAACGCATTAGAACCAAACGTATATGCTTGGTTTGCTGCACCTAATACACTATATGTAAGTGTATTGCCTGATTTACTTATGCCATTAAGATAAAAGTTATCATTATTATCATTTGGATTAAACGTAATAGTGTCTGTACTAGCGTTAGTCGTAATGGTCATTCCGCCACTTGCAACAAGAGTAAGTGTGTCATTGTTACTATCAGCAACAACTGTTGATTGTCCTGATACAGCTACATTTTTAAATATAGCCTGTGATGAACCTTTATCTGTATTAGTTAAAGTAACACTTCCACTTGTACCACCACCACCTAATCCACTACCTGCATTCACAGCTGTAATATCACCTACATTAGTAGTATAACCTGCCCCATTTGTAAGTTGATTATTATTAGTAATGCCATTGTTTATAGTAACAACAAGACCACCAGCTTGTGTACCTGTAGAAGTACTTATGTTAGTTCCTCCTATAAAATCTACATTAGTGTCTGATGTTACATTAAAAACACTACCTGTATCTGCTTGTACTTTCCATCTATTGTAATTATCTTTACCAGCTACAGCACTATCAACATAAGCTTTGTTTGCTGCATCTGTAGTTGATGATACTGTATCAACACCCTGTATCCTACCTGTGCCTCCTAAAACAATATCGCCTCCAGAAACCGTTAAGTCACCGCTTATTACAGCGTCATTTATTAATTTAATTGCCATATAATGGTTTTATTATTAATACTATCCTACATATGTAAGCAATGCTTTGTAGGCACTATTTGCAACTGTTCCACTAAACTTAACAGTTAATGTCGTTGATGACCTTGTAACTTCTGCAAATACAGTTTCTCCTGCAGCCGATACAATTTCACATTTAACATCTATAGCAACTGCTCCACTAAAAGAACTAGTTACGTTGTAATCGAATGTTGTTATGCCACCTGATGTACTTCCGCCTGTTAAGAATACAGAATCCCCTTGTGCTGTAATTGTTGGTATTGCAGAACTTAGTGCATATCTACCATCCAAATCTACAGTTACATTTCCTAAACCTTGTCTTGATGCACTTAATACACCACTAGTTGTGTTAAAAGATAAACCAGTTACATAGTTATTAGTTCCTGTAGAGGGAGTTACCCAAGTACCATCTCCTCTAAGGAATGTACTTGAAGAACCTCCTACAGGAACGTGACCTACATCAGTACCTCCGTCATAAGCCATTGACTGAACTTTAACAGCACCTGTAGTTGGATTAACAACTATTGGAGTTCCTGTTGAAGTACCTGCTGCAATTTCATCAACACTAGTTACTGTTTGAGTATTTGTATTTACCCATGGTACGTTAACTACTAAGTTATCTCCTGAGTCAACTTGAATTTTATATGTTCTACTACCTGTTGTACTAGAACTGTTTGCTGCTACTGACTGTGTGCCATCTACATTTGCGTTTATAGTATTACCTGATAAACTTAAACCTGTTCCTGCAGCTCTTTGCGTGTTTGTGTTTGTTGGTGTTACCCATGAACCATCACCTCGTAAGAAAGTTGTACTTCCTCCTCCTGAAGGAACAATACCTAATGTAGAACCTCCACTATATATATCAGATGATACCCATCCGTTTGCTGTTACATTAAAATGAGCTGAATTAAATCCTGCAATACCTTTTGTTGTAGCTCCATCAGTAGCTCCTGCTGTTGCAATACCTATATTGTTCTGAACAACTGTCCAAGAAGATAATGCTGTTGGAGAATCTGATTCAGCAATAAGTAAATCACCATCTTCAACTGTTTCTCCAAAAAACTGTCCTCCTGTAGTTACTGCATATGTCCACCCTTGTTTAATTGCTGAACTAGGACTAACATCTAAATCAGGTGTGTTAGTTGCTGCATTATATCCTCCTTGGAATATTAAAGCTCCTGAACCTGCTAATGTAGAATCTACATAACTTTTTGAAGCAGCTGATGCTGCTGCGCTTGGAGTTACTGGAATTGTTACTTGTCCTGTAAAAGAACCTGTTGTTGCAACGCTTAAAGAATCTAAAACTGTTAAGTTTTTAGTAATTGTAACATCCTCTGGCAATCCAACAACAATTGTATCTGTTCCTACAGTTTCAGTAACTTCTATTTCATTAGTTGTACCGCTAAGTGTTATGCTTGTGTCTGTTCCTGAACTAGCATCTAGTTCTATTTTTGCTGAATTTGCACCACCTGTTCCTACACCTAATTGATAAGTTGTATTTGTATCTGGGTTAGCAGGTAAAGTAAATGTTGTTACCTCATGACCTGTAACGTGTCCTGTTGCATTCGTTGTTACATCTGTATAAGCCTGGAATGTTCCTCCAAAACTTAAACTTGCTGCATCTGCAGTTGCTGTATCTGATTGACTTGCATGACCTATAGCTACACTTCCTGAAGTTCCACCACCTGTTATTGGAGATGTAACTGTAACTGCAGTAATATCACCTACATTATTCGTAAAAGGTAAATCAGCTACTTTAGCAAAACTAACATCAGCACTTCCATCAGAAAAAACAATATTGTCTGTTGTCTGCATTGTACTACCTGATAAGTCTTGAGCTTCAAGAATAAAATTGTCTGCTCCTGTATAGTCTACCTGCAAAGTTACTGAACCTGAAGTTCCACCACCTTGAAGTCCTGGGCCTGCTACTACGGCTGTAATATCTCCTTGAGGAATAGAAGGGAAAGTTGTTAAATTACCTGCTCCATCTATATACTGAGAAGAACTACCTGCCATTGTAATTGCAAGAGTCCCTGCAACTGTAATAGGAGAACCTCCTACTGTAAATGCGTTACCACCATGTGTTTGAGCTACTGATGTAACAGTACCATCAAATTCATCATTAGAAGTAATTGTAATTGTACTTCCAGAACGTGTAACTGATGTTGTTCCTGCGCCATCAAATAAAATACTATCAGTACTACTTGGATTAGATGCTACTAAATTAATAGTGGCAGTTCCATCTCCTGAACCTGTTGCAGTTAAATCATATGTAGTGTTTGTATCAGAAGAAGACGAAAGTGCTACCCATGCTCCACCCTCTCCAACTTTTAACTTGTTATCCGTAGTGTTGTAATATAATTGACCATCTACAGGAGTTCCTGCAGCTGCATCATTTATTTCATTTTGAATTTGAGCATTAAAGAGTTCATTTTTATTGAAGTCAATGCTGTTTAAAAAATTAATTGCCATATTGGTTTAGTTTAGATATGCTTTTCCAGCAAATCCTGCGGAAAATGTTAATGTTACGTTGTTGTTGTCTATATATTCGACTTCGCCATGAATGACAAACTCGTTAGTGTTGACTACTGATACTGATGGAAATTTTGCTAAATTATGCTGTATATTCCATGTTGTTGCTGATACACCTTGCGTAAAAACAAATGTTGAATCTGTATTGTCTTGCCATGTAGCAGTTAAAACTCCACCGCTTTCTTGGTCTAACGTTAAAGTTTTAGTAGCAGAACCTGTTACTGTTGCTTTAAATATAGAAGCATTATAAGATGAGTTCCATTCTGTTGAATTTCCACCTGTTGATGTTATTACTCCAGCTACATCTACATCTGATTGGATTTTTAAATCTCCTAATATGTTTTGAATATAACCATCTGTTCCATCATGAAAAATACTAAGTTCATTCCCTGAACCCCATATCGACTTAACATTGTCTCCATGAAAAGTTGTACCATTCATTATGCCTCCTGCAACAGGTAAAAATGGGCCACCTGTAACATAAGTATTGCTATCTAAACTTCCATCTCCTTTTAAAAATTCACTTGAAGTCGCTCCAACAACTTTAAACTCATCAGAGATGTACTTTTTAATTTCCATCTATTACCAGTTATTTTGAACTATATTAATCCATTCGTATGTTGTTGCTCCTGTTTGCATTACCATATCTACATAGCTATTGTTTCCACTAACTCTATATCTTTGAGTTCCAACATTAGATGCTGTTGCTAAGAAAGAGTTATCTCCCATTCTTATACTTCCATTTACATCTAGTTTTGATTGTGGGGTATTTGACCCTGTTAAACCTATTCCTACATTACCGCCATTTTTGAAAATAACATCTTCAGGGCCTGTAACATCATCAATAATTAAGTTATTATTTACATCAGATTGTATTGACCAATCAGGTGAAGCGTTACCATAAGAAAATAATAATGAGTTTGTTGTTCTTATATTACCACCTACATCTAATTTATTACTACCTAAACCAGTAAATGCGCCTGAACCTATTGAAAAACTTCCGTTTTTTACTATAGCAACATCTGCACCAACTTCATCTACTAAGGTCAAAGCTGACGAACCTACTGCATCTATATTTCCAATTGAAATTTTTCCTGCATTTCCAGAAACAAATGCTACTGAATTTACTGCCATTTTATTTGCTAAACTAGCATCAAAATCAGCTTTTGGAGTTACTGTTCCGACACCTACTCCTGTTGTAGAATCTTCAAACACTATACTATCTCCAACTGTTGTGTTGGCTACAAATTTTGTTAGATAATTTTGAGTACCACTACCACTAATTCCTGAACCACCACCACCTGTAGCTACTTCAATTACATTACCTGTTGAATCTACAGCTAAGTTATATGAAGCTGTTCCTGTAATAGTTCCTGCTCCATAAGATGGTAATGCTAAATTTCCTGATTTTAATAGTATTAAAGCATTGCTTTCATTACCTACACTTGGCCCATTACCAATAGTAAAGAGTCTTTCTGTAGTAACCCAAGTAGTTTTGCTTACTGCACCTACTGCATCTTTGTTATAAGAACCTAATACTGTTTCTCTAAAAGAAAAACTATTTAAGTTGTTACCAATTGTTATTGCATGATTTCCATCAACATTATTAGAAAATCCTATACCAATTGAATTTGAGTCATTAGTTTGCACTTCACTACCTATTGATACTGCTGCAGCGGATAACGCTTTTACATTATAACCTATTGCTACTGCTCCTAATCCACTTGTACTAGGTAAATAACCTGCACCAAAAGCATAATCTCCTAAAACAGAAGCTCTATAGCCCATTGCTGTTCCTGCTAGTCCTGTTGAGGTTGATTCAAATCCTGAAGCAAATGTATTAGCACCTGAAGCTACATTCCCTTCACCAAGTGAAATAGAGTCTGTTCCTGATGCAGTAGCTGAAGCTCCAATTGCTACGGCTGATATTGCTGATGCTGTACATAATCTACCTATTGCAACTGCATTAGCTGCATTGGCTACGTTATTATCACCTATAGTAAGTGAATTTGCAGCTGTTGATTTATTATCATTTCCAAGCGCTACTGCATGAATAGCACTAGATTGGTTTTCATCACCTATTGCTACTGCATAGTCAGATGATGAAATTATAATGTTTTGATATCCAATACCTATAGCTGAACCTGATGCAACTGAATTACCCTTACCTTGTGCAAAAGCAAAATCACCATCTACTGTATTACTTGCACCTAATGCAACTCCTGAAGTACTGTTAACTGTATTGGCTTCACCAATAGCTACAGATAAACTACCTAAAGAGTTATTTCCATGTCCAAGAGCAGTTGCGTCTGCATTACCTACTGAACCTGATGTATTTGAAAGACCTATTGCTATTGAGCCTGATTCTGCAGTAATAGAGTTTTTACCTATTGCTATTGTAGCTGTTCCTGTAGACTGACTTCCAGAACCTATTGCTAAAGAGTTGTTAGTATTAGCAATACAACCTTCGCCCATTGCTATACTATAATCTCCTTTTGCTGCAGATGATTTTCCTAATGCAAATGAACTTATTCCTAATGCTTCTGTATTATCCCCCATTGCAGTAGAATAAGCTCCAACAGCTTTAGATAACTGTCCCATTGCTGTAGAACTAGTTCCACTTGCTATTGTAGTGAATCCCATTGCTGTAGAACTAGTTCCACTTGCTATTGTGCTATCTCCCATTGCAGTAGAAACACTTCCACTTGCTGTTGTGTCACTACCCATCGCTATAGAAGCAAATTGACTTGCTATTGTGTCTCTTCCCATTGCGGTAGAAACACTTCCACTTGCTTTTGTGCCACTATTCATTGCGTGAGAATAATCCCCAGTTGCTTGTGTGGTATAACCCATTGCATTAGAACCCTCTCCACTTGCAAGGTTAACACCAGTATCATTATATATTAAAGATTTTACTCCTGTTCCTATTTTTATTGGAGAATCACCAAGTTCCCTTGGAGCTGTCCATATTGCTATAGTCCCTGCCGTTCCTTGACCTGTTAATACAGATGAATTGTCAATTTTATCCCAAAACACATTTCCTGCAATATCTTCAGAGATAATTGCCCAATCGCCTGGCTCCCAATCTGTAATTGTTCCACCTGCGGCATCTGTTAAAGGTGTTGTTCCTGCTACTGATACTACCCAATACTTACCTGTATTATCAGCTGTTAATGGATATACCTGTAAGTCAGGTACATTTGTAAAAGCGTTCCAAGCTGATTGAAACTCTAATCCTGATCCTTGAAAATTTTGCCATGTAACTTTACCATTAGCATCTGAAACTAAAACTTGTTCTTGATTACCTACAGTATTTGTGGAATCATATATATCTCCAATCAATCTAATTTCTTGATTCATTGTAACTGAATCATTAAAAATTGAATTTCCTGTTACAGTCAATGTTCCAGACAATGATGTGTTTCCACTTACTAATAAATCACTTCCTACAGTTACTTTTTGAGCAACTTCTAAATTACCAACTCCAGCTCCATTGTTTAAGTAAACAGTTGTACCAAGAACTTCACCAGGTTTTCCGCCTAGTGAAGCTGCATCTTGATAAAACAATGAGTCTACTATTAATATTGATTCTACTCCTGCTGTTGCAGCTGTAAAAACAGGGAGTCGATATGATACACCATCAAATGCTGCATCTATAACGAAATCAGCAATACCTTGTATTGTAAATGTTTTTGTTTGAAGACTAATTGGGCTAGAGTTAGCTGCTGTTCCAATTAAGTAATCTGCCCCTACAATCGGTGATTGTCCTGGGTACGATAAAGTATTGCTAATTTTTGCCATTTTATTCTTTTTCTTTTTCTTTTAGTTCACCTGTTTGTAAATTAATAGTAGTGTTTTCACCATATTTTTCCACAAGCTCTTTTTCAAGCTTTCCAAATTGGGATCTTACTTCTTGTACTTTTTCTACAACTAAGTGTTTTTGTAATTCTAAATCACCTAATTGAGTTTTTAAGTTTACAAAATCTGAATTCAAAGTTTGTAGTTTTACTAGTTCTGTCTTTTTTAAATTTTTCATTATATTAAATTAAGGTTATTATGCAAAGGTATGAATTATTCTTTAGTTTTCTTTGAAGCTTTCTCCCAACTTCTCCCAACAAAATAAGCACCATATACTGTTACTAATAGTGTTTGAAAAATTGGAATATACTCTTTTGATATCTCAAAGCTGCCAATATTTCCGTCTGTAAAACACAAAGCAGTAAAAATAACTGTCAAATATATGAGAACCATTGGGCGTATGTTTTTTGACAATACAGAATCACTCTGCATATCATACTTCCAACGCTCACTAACTTCTGCTTGTGCTTCTTTATCAGCTTGCTCTAATATTTTTGTAATTTGTTCTTTAGCTTTTAACTTTTCTTCTTCAGTTGTTATAAGCTCGTCTAGTACCTGACCAATTTCTTTTATTACATTTCCAGTAAGCCATTCCCATAGTTTTTTCATAATCCTTTATATTCTTTAGCTGCATCAAAGCAAGGACAAGATTTAGCAGCAAACTCTCGATGACCATGTATTGTTGCTTCTGGAAAAATTTTCTTTAGTAATCTAAGTAAGGTAAGTAAACTAGCAATCTGCTCGCTAGTTCTATTGTCATCTGCGTCCCACTTTCCGTCTTCACCTCTTTCCTCTTTAACTCCACCTGCATAACATATGCCTATTGAGTTTTTATTCAATCCTTTCGTGTGAGCGCCTTGTTTCTCTATAGGTCTGCCTATTTCGATTAAGCCACCTCTTTTAATAAAAAAATGGTAACCAATACCTGACCACCCTCTTTTTTTATGCCACCTGTCAATTTCTTTCGCATCTATATCATGCGAAGGTCTCGTTGCGGAGCAATGAACAATAATTTTATCTATTTTTCTTTTCATTATAATTAATCCATATTCTTTGAGCCGTATAAACAATAGAAGCTGTTAATAGAATTAATTTTAAAGCCATTTCAACATGAGAAAATGACACAGCTAGACTTAAGAAATTTAATACATATATTTTAGTATCCTGCATCGTCATTATTTTCTTACAAGTATATAATTCACTTCTAAGTCCAATAATGCGCTATTATTTTGTGTAAACTCTACCATAGTGCTATTATTTCTCCTGCTGTAGTACCTGTTGCAAATACCTGAAGAACA